TTTAATTTTGAAATATCAATATACGGCGTATATGTAGGAAAGAGAACAGCAGAGTGTATATCAGGGATAGACAAAAACAAGCCAGTAATGGCTACTTCTACTCAGAAGATCAAGTCAGAAGAAGTCTGCTAACTGCAGGTATTGATGTAGTCTATGAAGTAGAATCTGACTTTATAATCTTTTGTCCATATCATAATAATTATAGATCACCTGCTGCAGAAATTTCAAAAGAAAGCGGATTATTCTATTGCTTTGGATGTCAAGAATCTCATTCTCTTATTGAAGTAATAATGCATGTAACTAAAAGATCATATTTTGAATCTGCAAGGATGATTGATTCTAAGTCAGAGAATGTTAATTTTGTTGAAAGCATTGAGGCAAAGCTTAATAAGAAACCAGACTTTGTTGAATTTGATAATGAATTAATTAAAAGATTAAACACTTCTGCACTCAATTCACAAAGAGCTGCATCCTACTACCTTGGTAGAGGAATTACAAAAGATAGTGTTGAAAGGTATCTGCTTGGATACTCTGAGTCTCAAGACATGGTTACAATACCAGTACATTCGCCAGATGGAATGTGTTTAGGATTTGTTGGCAGGTCTGTAGAGGGCAAAGAGTTTAAGAATACTCCAGGACTTCCAAAAGCAAAGACAATGTTTAATTTGTTTAGAGCAAAAAGATTTGATAAGGTATTCGTTGTAGAGTCATCATTTGATGCAATACGTTTAGAGCAAGTGGGAGCACACGCTGTAGCAACTCTAGGTGCTTCTGTTTCAGGAAAACAAAGAGAACTACTGAAACAATATTTTAATAATGTAATTATTTTAGGAGATAACGATGATGCTGGAAGAGAGATGGCTAAAAAGCTATCAAACATTCTTGGGTCAAGTGCAATAAATGCAATCCTGCCAGAATCAGTAAAAGATGTATCAGAATTATCAGATGAAGAATTAAAAAAGTTTGTGTCACAATTTGACGATCTTGTGGCTAATGTGTTACAATAGAACAACTGTCCATGTATAGGACAAAATATTAGGAGAAAAAATGGCAATTGTAAAAGGGCTAAAAAATATCGAAGCAATGCTAGATAAGCCAAAATTTGAAAATAATGGTCCACGAGTAACGTGGCTTAAACTAGAAGATAATCAGAGTGTATCCGTTCGTTTTGTAAATGAACTTGATGGAGATTCACCAAGCTATGACGAAAAGAATGGTCTTGCCATTGTCGTTTCTGAGCACACAAATCCAAAAGATTATAAGCGTAAGGCAGCTTGTTCTGCTGAAAGCGAAGGTCGTTGCTTTGGTTGTGAAATGCACAGAAAAGATATGAAGGCTGGCTGGAGATCTCGTCTACGTTTCTACATCAATGTTTTAGTTGATGATGGTGTAAATGATCCATATGTTGCTGTATGGAGCATGGGTGTTGCAAAGTCTGCAACCTTTGATACAATTCGTGAGTATGTTCAAGATTCGCAAAGTCTTTCAAGTATGACATGGAAGCTAAAGCGAAATGGTAAGGGAACTGAGACAACCTATATTCTAATTCCAATTAAGCAGGATGAGGAAAAGTTTGATTGGTCTAAGTACGAGATCCCAGACCTTGAAGTAGTTGTAAAGGAAGTTCCTTACGCTGAGCAAGAGTCTTTCTATCTTGGCTTTGACAATCCATCTGTATCTACTTCTGTAGATTGGTAATTGTGGTGGGGGAGAAGTACTCCCCCACCCTATACAACTGAAAGGTTAAAATGACTTACGTTCCACTACACGTTCATACCCACTACTCCTTAATGGATGGGGTTGCAACTCCAGAAGAGTATGCAAAACGTGCTTCTGAAATTGGGCTATTAGCAATTGCGATAACTGACCATGGCGTTCTGTCTGGTCACAGACCTATGTACAGGGCTGCAAAAGCAAATGGCATTAAACCAATTTTGGGTATTGAAGGATATATAACTGCAGATAGATTTGATAATAGAGACAAGTCTGAAAGAACAGAACCCCTTGATATGGTTTATAATCATATTGTTCTTCTTGCAAAAAATGACAAGGGCTTAGAAAATTTAAATAAACTTAATGAACTTGCTTGGACTGAAGGATATTACAGAAAGCCAAGAATTGACTTTGAAATATTGTCAAAGTATAGAGAAGGTGTAATAGTTTTATCAGCATGTATGAGTGGACTTCTTGCAAAAGCAATTGAGCATAAAGAATATGCTGCTGCAAAAAAACATATGACTTGGTTTAAAGAAAATTTTGGAGATGATTTTTATGTAGAAGTCATGCCACACAATCCTGCTGAATTAAATAAAGAACTTTTGGAAATGGCAGATACATATAATGTTAAGCCAGTAGTAACTCCTGACTGTCACCACTCTGACAAGAGTCAAAAGGTAATTCAGGAAATGATGCTGCTTTTAAATACTCATGCAAAGCTTAATAAGGAATCTACTTTTGACAAGGCTTCAAAGATTGAAGACCCTATGAAAAGACTTGATTATTTGTATGGCGAAGATAGAATGATGTCTTTTAGAAGTTTTGACATTCACTTGCTTTCCTATGAAGAAATTAAATCAGCAATGCAACAGCAAGGTATTAAGCGTGAAGACATTTATGAAAATACTGTTGAGATTTCAAACAAGGTAGAAGAGTATACTATTAAGAGTAATCTAGACCTTCTTCCAATAAAGGTAGAAAATCCTAATGAAGAACTTCTTGCACTTGCTTCCAGGGGTCTAGTTCTAAAAGGTCTTTCTGAAAATAAAGAATACCTAGACAGATTAAACCTAGAACTTGAAGTTATTAAAAGCAAAAACTTCTCACCCTATTTTTTGGTTGTTCATAATATGCTTAATTGGGCAAAAGATCAGGGCATCATGGTTGGTCCAGGTCGTGGTTCAGCAGCAGGTTCTTTAGTTTGTTATGCATTGGGAATTACAGAAATTGATCCAATTGAATATGGTCTTTTGTTTTTCCGTTTTATTAATCCAGATAGAGATGATTTCCCAGACATTGATTCTGATATAGCAGATGATAGAAGAGATGAAGTTAAGGCATACCTTGAACGTGAGTACAAGAATGTTGCATCTATTGCCACATTCCTTGCATTTAAAGATAAGGGCGTTGTAAGAGATGTTGCCAGAGCATTTAACATTCCTCTTAATGATGTTAACAAAGTTCTTAAGGGAGTGGATAGCTGGGATGATTTTACAAGATCAACTAATGCTCAATGGTTTAGAATGAAGTATCCTGAAATTGTTAAATATGGAGAGCAACTTCGTGGAAGAATCCGTGGAACTGGTATTCATGCTGCAGGTGTAGTTACTGCAAAAGATTCAATTTTTAAATATGCACCACTTGAAACACGAATTGCACCAGGAAGCAAGGAAAGAATCCCAGTAGTTGCAGTAGATATGGAAGAGGCTGCAGAGATTGGTCTAATCAAACTTGACGTACTTGGTCTAAAAACTCTTACTGTAATTGACCAGACTATTAAAACAATTAAAGAACGCCACGGAACAGAAATAAACCTTAAGCAGATACCTCTAAATGACAAGAAAGTCTTTGAGATGCTTTCTGAGGGGCGTACAAAGGGTGTTTTTCAGTGTGAAGCAACTCCATATACAAACCTCTTGGTTAAAATGAGAGTTAGTAACTTCGATGAACTTGTTGCATCAAATGCCCTTGTTCGTCCAGGTGCTATGAATACGATTGGAAAGTCTTACATTGCTCGTAAACACGGTAGAGAAATGGTTGAATATATTCACCCGTCTATGAACGACTATCTAAAAGATACCTATGGTTGTGTATTGTATCAGGAGCAAGTTATGCAAGCTTGTGTAGTTCTTGGTGGGATGACCATGGTTGAGGCTGATAAGGTTCGTAAGATTATTGGTAAGAAAAAAGATGCTAAAGAATTTGACATCTTTAAAGATAAGTTTGTTAACAATGCAGAAAAGCATATTGGTATTAGAGCAAAAGATCTTTGGCATGACTTTGAAGCACACGCAGGTTATTCGTTTAACAAGTCTCACGCTGTTGCATACTCAACACTCTCATATTGGACTGCTTGGTTAAAGTATCATTATCCAATTGAGTTTATGTTTTCTCTTTTAAAGAGTGAAAAAGATAGCGATACTCGTACAGAGTATTTAATTGAATCAAAACGTATGGGGCTGTCTTTAAAACTTCCACACATCAATGAGTCTGATGCAGACTTTAAGATTGAGGGTAAGGGGATTAGATTTGGTCTTGCTGCAATTAAGTGGCTATCAGAAGGAGTTGCTAATAAGATTATTGCTGGCAGACCTTTTGATTCTAAAGAGCAGTTTAAAAACTTTGCAATTAAAAAAGGCAGTGGAATTAATTCAAGAGCAGTAGAAGCGTTAGATCTTATTGGTGCTTTAACATTTGAAGATAATCCCAGAGATGAAGTAAAGGTTAGAGAAAATCTTTATGAATATCTAAATCTTCCAGAATTAAATACAAGTGTTCCTCAACATTACTATGCATACATAGATCTTGTAGAAGACTTTGATGAACAGGGAGTATTTGTCTTACTTGGCATTGCAAAAAATATTAAGCGTGGAAAGGGGTGGTCAAGAGTAGAAATTATGGACTCAACTGGCGTTATTGGAATCTTTGATGATGAAGAAACTAAGATTGAACCAGGAAGAACTTATTTAATTCTCGCAGGTGCAAATAGAATTTCTGAGGCTATTCCAATTGATGAACTAAAAGAGCATAAAGAAAATCCACTTATAAAGTTTTTAAATTATAAGCAGATACCATTTGCAAATGATGAACACTTTGTGCTATCATTTACTCCTAGAGTTACTAAAGCTGGAAAGAGAATGGCTAATATGATTGTTGCCAATAGTTCAAGAGAAATGACTGCTGCAATGGTGTTCCCAACAATGTTCTCTACTGGATATATGAAGTGCCAGCCTGGAAAAGTAGCAAAGATTAATTTTGGTGAAACAAAAGAAGGAACTATTACATTGAAGGAAGTATTATAAATGGCTATTATTATTGATGAATTTGCAGCAGTATTACATGCAAATGCAAGAGACAAGGGATTCTGGGATGACAATAACGGAACGATCTTTTATCTAAAGCAACTTGCAATGGTGCACTCAGAGGTCTCTGAGGTGCTTGAAGCAATACGCAAGGAGAAGGGCGATAATCAGGTGGTAGAAGAACTAGCTGACATTATTATTAGAGTCTTAGATTTATATGCTGGTTTAGTTAGAGATGGATATACATCATTGTCTCTTGAAGAGTCTTTAAAAAATAAGGCTAAGATAAATACAGAACGTCCAAAGATGCACGGTGTATTAGCATGAGTAAAATAGATTTAGATGATTTTTTATCTCAGTTAGATCCAAAGTTGCGTAAGAAGATTACAAGTGGGAATACTATTGAGATAACTAAACAAAAGACACCAAGTATTAGTTTGAATAATGCTCTCAAAGGTGGGTTTGGATATGGTCGTCAAGTTCTTATCTGGGGAAACAAGTCTGCAGGAAAGTCTTCATTCTGTTTGCAGATGATTGCAGATGCACAAAAAGATGGAAAGGTCTGTGCTTGGATTGATGCAGAAGCATCTTTTGACCCAGAGTGGGCTAGAAAACTTGGGGTAGATGTAGATCAACTAATTTATTCAAATGCTAGAAGTATGAATGAAATGGTAGATGTTGGAGTCCAACTTATGAAAGCTGGAGTAGACGTTCTAATTGTTGACTCTATTTCTGCACTTCTTCCTGCTATTTATTTTGAAAAAGATTCAGAAGAGTTAAAGCAACTAGAGAATACTAAACAGATTGGTGCAGAGGCAAGAGATATGACCAATGCAGTAAAGATGCTTAACTATGCAAACAATAATGACAAGCCAACCTTGCTTGTTTTAATTTCTCAACAAAGAAATAATATTGGTGCAATGTTTGCCTCCCATCAACCAACTGGTGGACACGCTGTTAAATTCTTTAGTAGCACAATTGTTAAGTTATGGTCAAGCGAATCTGACAATCAGGCAATTAAGGGTAAGATAGTTTCAGGAGATAAGATTATTGAGTCTAAGATTGGTCGTGTAGTTAACTGGCACGTTGACTTTAACAAAACTGGTCCAGCATTTGTTGCAGGTTCTTATGACTTTTACTTTGATGGAGAAGGATCTATGGGTGTAGATAAGATTGCAGACCTAGTTGATACCGCAGAACTTGTTGGTGCTATCCAAAAGGGTGGAGCCTGGTACACTATCGGAGAAGAGCGATTGCAGGGTAGGGCAAAAGTTATTGAGTGGCTAAAAGAAGATCCTAAAAGAGTTTTAGATTTAGAAGCAAAACTAGATGTATAAAAACTTTTCTGAGTACAGAGGAAAGTTCTCTTGTCACTCATGCAAGCAATTAGTGTTAATTGCAAGATTTTATAGAGAAGATATGAAGCTAACTTGGCTTTGTTCAAATAGACATATGTCTGAAGTTATTTTAACAAGGGGGGCATAGTGAGCGAACGTTCAGAACTTAAAAGAGCAGGTCTAAAGGCTCATAAAAATTCTGGCAGAGGTGCGGTAAAAGCTGATGGTAGTGATGATGAATTTGTTGTTGATGTAAAAGAATACAGTAAATCATTTTCCATTAGCCAGGATAACTGGGCAAAAATTGTTACAGATACCTTAAAGGTTGATAGATCTAAGAACCCAGCACTAATGCTTGTTATTGGTGAAGGAAATAGAAAAGTCAGACTTGCTGTTATCGAATGGGAAGTCTTTGAAGAATTGAGGAATAATGGAAACAACGATTGAACTACTAAATCAAGTAAATGGCTTTAATGAAATATCTGAGCATATGCAGGATGATGAACTGACTCAGACCTTAGTGCTAGTTGCTAAGCTAATTTCTAAACCAGATGTTCCTGCAGCAGTTGGGGTTGAACTAATTGTAAAGCTACAAGCATATTCTGCTAAATTTGCAATGCTTGCTTCCTGGTATACTAATGTTAAGAAAGATGAAAGAGCAAAAAAGAATATATACTATTCAGCTAAAGAAGCAACGGATAGACTAGTAGATGCATTAAAATATGCAGTTAGGATTAACAATGGCTAAAAGCCTTATTAATAAGTTGGTTGAAAAACCAAAAAAGAGTGAAGAGAGTTTAATTGATAGTCAGGCAATTGTTGACAAGATTAAAGAGGGATATGCGTTACAAAGAAAAGCATCCTTTAAAAAAAGAGACAGCTTTACACCATCAACGCTAACCTATGGTGCAGGGAAGTGTCCTAGATTTTGGTACTTATGGTTTGAAGGAAATGATTCAGACGTAAAGACAGACTGGTACTCAGTTGCAAACATGGATAGTGGTACTGATCGTCATGGTCGTATTGAAAAGGCTATGGAGTCTGCTGGTATTCTAGTAACCAATGAAGAGCGTTTATCTTATGTAGACCCTCCTATTTCTGGTAGAACAGATGCAATTATTAAGTGGAACGATATGGATATTCTTACTGAAATTAAGACACTTAATGAAGATTCTTTTCATTATCTAAACGTTAAGGGCGAAGCAAGAAAGTATCATGTTGAACAGCTTTTAATTTACATGAAGATTCTTAAAAAGAGTTTTGCATTCCTTGTTTATGAGTCAAAGAATAGTCATGAACTTTCTTTGTTCCCTGTTAAACTAACTGATCACTATAAGAATTTTATTAATTACTTTTTTGATTGGATGAGAGAAGTAAAGAAGGCATCCGATGACGGTCTTCTTCCTGAAAATCCTTACCGTTCAAACTCCAAAGTTTGCAAGGGTTGTGATTTCGAAACAGTATGTCGTACAAAACCAAAGGGTGATATTAAAATAGCACCAAGGAAAGATCTTGAGTAAATTTTGTAAACTATGCGATAATCATTTTGAAAGCAATAATAAAAATCAAATATATTGCTCACCTGAGTGCAGGGCAACTGCAACAAAGGAAAAGATTATGCAAAGATACAAGGTTTCAAAAGTTAAATCTCGTGCTACAAAGTCAAGAAAATGTGCTGGTGGATGCGGTATAGAAATTAGTATTTATAATGATATTGGTTTTTGTAATAGCTGCATGATGAGCAAAAAAAAGCTTGATCAAACATTGAAAGATATAAAAGGATACTTTGATTATGAGCAAACCTAGTTGGAAAGACATTGGTAAGCCAAAAAGGTTTATGTCAATAGATGCTTCTTCTACATCTGCTGCATTTGCAATATTTGAAAATAATGAGTTGGTTAAATTTGGTAAAGTTAATTTTACTGGAAACGATCATTATAAAAAAGCTGGAGATGCTTGTAAAAAACTTACTCCACTGTTCAAAGAGTTTAATGTTGAAGCAGTTGTAATTGAAAATACTATCTTTGCAAACTCTCCAAAAACATCAATGCAATTAGCTCTTGCACAAGGGGCTATCGTAAGTGCAGCCTACATTAATGGAGTAAAAGATATATACCCATGTGTACCAGTTGCCTGGCAAAACTGGATTGGAAACAAGGTTTTAACAAAAGATGAAAAGCTTGAACTAAGAAAAGAAACTCCTGGAAAGTCAGACTCTTGGTACAAGGGGAAAGAAAGAGAGTTTAGAAAAAATAGAACTATCAGACTTGTCAATATAGAGTTTATGACTGATGTAGATGACAATGATGTTGCAGATGCAATAGCTATTGGATGGTATGCAACAAATAACTGGAATAAGATTACTAAACTTGACTTATAAAGGATATAATGATATTATGAAAATGTACACTAATGAAAATTGGCTAAGAAAAAGATTTTTAATGGACAAGAAAACACCAGAAGATATTGCAAAAGAGTGTGGAGTTTCTGTTGAAACTGTTTATGTCTATCTTGGCAAGTTTGGACTGAGAAAGAGTAGAAGGAAATAATGGCTGAATATCCATCAGAAGCATTCTTTGCAAACAAGAATGAAGATAAGATTAAAAAGATTCTTGAACTTTCTAAAACTGCACCAGCTGGATACAATATCCTTGCTGCCTGTTTAGAAATTACAGAGATGCTACTAGAAAAAAATGTGGCATATGGAAATTCTGCCCTAAACCCTATTCGTATCTTTAGTAATGCAGACGATATGGAACAATTGAATGTTCGCATTGATGATAAGTTAAATAGAATTAAAAATAAAAAGTTGTATGCAGGAGACAATGACGAAGACGATCTAATTGGATACTTGTTGCTAAAGAAGGCTAAAAAGCGTGGCTAAAAGAAAAATAACTTATTTAGATAGGTTTGAAAGAAAGTTCTCAATGATTACTGAGAGTGGTCATGAAGTAAGTAAGGGTGACTTAATTAAGATTACTGGGGAGTATGGGGCTATCTTTAAGTTTCAATGTCTAGTCAAAAATCCCGAAAATGGTGTAGAATGGATAGACTGCTTTCAAATGCTGAAGGATATGTCTGGACCAACTAGGTCTTTTTATCCTGACAGGGTTAAGGCAGTAAAGAAGAGAGGTAAGCGTGTCAAGCGAAGCAGCGTTAGTTAATCATTTAGATCTTGTTAACAAGGTTGCATCAGAGTACCTAAAAGGTTCAGATGCCTCAGAGATTGCAAAAATTTTAAGCCTTCCAAGAGCAAAAGTTACAGAGCTACTTACTGACTGGAGAGTTATGGCTGCAAACAACCAGGCTATCCATGCTCGTGCAAAAGAAGCTCTTGCTGGTGCAGACCAACATTACTCCTCGCTAATTAAAAAAGCTTATGAAGTTATTGACTCTGCAGATCAAACTGCAAATCTAACTGCTAAGACAACATCTATTAAACTTATCGCTGATATTGAAAGCAAAAGACTTGAGATGTTACAGAAGGCTGGACTCTTAGACAATCAAGAGTTGGCAGACGAACTTTTAGAAACAGAAAGAAAACAAGAAATACTTATAAATATTCTTAAAGAAGTAACTTCATCCTGCGACTCTTGTAGACCAAAAGTTTTAACAAAACTTTCTCAAGTTAATGAGGGTGGGGTAGTTGTAATTGACAATTGATATTAGTGACTTTATGGAGGCTCTTGATGAGTCCCCATTTTCAGAAACCCCAGTAGATGTTGTAACATTTGTTACAGGTGAGAAATATTTAAATCAACCACAGTTGTCAGAGTATCAGTATACTCTTGTTGAGTGCATGAGCCAAATTTATCAAGAAAAAGATTTGATTAGATTTATGGGTGAATCTGCAGGTAAAGAACATTATAAAAAATATACTAAGAGTGAAATTATAATGCAACTTGGAAAAGGTAGCGGAAAAGATTACACATCTACAGTTGGTTGTTCTTATTTAGTTTACAAGCTATTGTGTTTAAAAGACCCGTCAAGATATTTTGGTAAGCCATCTAATGATGCTATTGATATTATGAATGTTGCTATCAATGCTCAACAAGCAAAGAATGTTTTCTTTAAAGGATTTAGAAGTAAGATAGAGGGGTCTCCCTGGTTTGCAGGAAAGTTTTCTCCACCAAAAATTGATAGCATTGAATTTGATAAAGCTATTACCGTATATTCTGGTCACTCAGAAAGAGAATCTGCTGAAGGTCTAAACTTAATGCTTGCAATTCTTGATGAGATTTCTGGATTTGCAATGGAGTCTGCAAGTGGAAATGATCACGCCAAAACTGCTGACAATATTTATAAAGCATTCCGTGGATCTGTTGACTCTCGCTTTCCAGACTTTGGCAAGGTAGTTCTTCTTTCATTCCCTCGTTTTAAAGGTGACTTTATTTCAACAAGGTATGAAGATGTTATTGCAGAAAAAGAAACTATTGTAAGATCGCACGAGTTTATTTTAAACCCAGCACTATCAGAAGATGATCCACAAAATAAGTTTACTGTGGAGTGGGACGAAGATCATATCAATTCCTATAAACTTCCAGGAGTCTTTGCACTTAAAAGACCAACTTGGGAGATTAATCCTACAAGAAAGATTGAAGATTTTAAATTAGCTTTCTTTACAGATATGCCAGATGCACTAATGCGTTTTGCCTGTATGCCAACTACATCCTCTGATGCTTTCTTTAAAAATAGAGAAAAGCTCGGAATGGCATTTAAAAAGCATAACCCTATTGATGTTGGTAAAAGAATAGAAGAATCATTCCAACCAGATCCTGAAGTAACATACTATGTCCACGCTGACCTGGCACAAAAGCACGATAAGTGTGCCGTGTCTATTGCTCACATTGATAAGTGGGTAAGTCTACAATCGTTTAATGATTACCAGCAAATTGTTCCCTTTGTTGTGGTTGATGCAATTGTTTACTGGGAACCTAAAAAAGAAGGTCCAGTAGATTTATCAGAAGTGAAAAATTGGATTATTAATTTAAGAAGACTTGGATTTAATCTTGGCTTAGTAACTTTTGACCGATGGAACTCTTTTGATTCAAAGAGACCTAAGTAGTGTGGGCATAAAAACAGAAACACTATCTGTGGCTAAGAAACACTATGAAGATCTTTCTATGCTTGTTTATGAAGAAAGAATAGTTTTACCTCAAATAGATTTATTACTTGAGGAAATGCAGGAACTTAGAATTATGAATAATAATAGGGTAGACCACCCTAGAAAGAAGTCTAAGGACCTTGCAGACGCTATGTGTGGATCTGTATATAATGCAATCAGCCATACAAGAAGAGAAAAAATTCAGGAAGTAGAAATTCATACCTATCAATCTCGTCCCAAAGTTGACAAGGATGATAGTAAAATGGTAAAATCTAAACCTGAGATGACAGAAGATATCAAAGAGTATCTTATGAATTTTAATTTAATTTAGTAGAAATGGAAAAATAATGAGTAAAAGAGTTCTTTTAACAGGTGCAAGTGGTTTTGTTGGAAGCCATGTGCTTAGACACTTGCTGGTGAATACAGATTGGTTTATAGTTTGTCCAACAACATTTACACACAAAGGTTTAACAGATAGAATTAATGTTGCATGTGACGACTTCCCCGATGCTTACAAGCGTATTAAAGTAATTAAGACAGACCTTACTGCTCCAATTTCTCCAGTAACATCCCATGCGTTTGGTCAAATTGATTATGTGATTAACGTAGCAAGTGAAAGTCATGTTGATAGAAGTATTGAAGAGCCAACTCCATTTATTCTAAATAACGTTTCTTTAATTTGTAATATACTTGACTGGGCAAGAGTTGCAAAGCCAGAAAAGTTTTTGCATATTTCAACTGATGAGGTTTATGGTCCAGCTCCAAAAGGACATTCTCATAAAGAGTGGGTAGACCAGTACTTTCCGAGCAACCCATACTCTGCTTCTAAAGCAGCACAAGAAAGCATTGCGTTTTCATATTGGAGAACCTATGGAGTTCCAATTGCAATTACAAACACTATGAACATTATTGGTGAGACTCAGGACACTGAAAAGTTTATGCCAATGGTAATTAAAAAAGTTCTTAATGGAGAAACCATGAAGATCCATGCATCATCAGAAGGTGAGATTGGAAGTCGTTTTTACTTACATGCTAGAAATCAGGCAGACGGTCTTTTGCATGTTCTTAAGCAACATTTCCCAGCTTATGGAGAATCTGATGTACCAGCAAAGTTTCACATTGTTGGCGAAAGAGAAGTGGATAACTTGGAAATGGCTCAAATGATTGCTTCAGCAGTTGGAAAGCCATTGCGTTACGAGTTAGAAGATTTCCACTCATCACGCCCAGGGCATGACTTACGTTATGCTTTAGACGGAAAAAAGATTGCTGACACTGGCTGGGTATCCCCAATGCCACTAGAAGAGTCAATTAGAAAAACTGTTGAATGGACTTTAAGCCATCCAGAATGGCTAAGTTTGTGAAAGAATATTTAGCAAATAACTATATTTGTTTTGACGATATTCTTATGGTTCCACAATACTCAGAAGTTGTAAGCAGATCACTTGTAGATCTAAAAATGCATATTGGTGGAAGTTCTTGTCTAGACTTTCCAGTAATTGCATCCCCTATGGACACTGTTTGTGAAAAAGATATGGCAATTGCAATTGCTGAATCTGGTGGTATTGGAATTATTCATAGATTTATGTCAGCAAAAAAGCAAATAAAAATGGTTGAAGAAGTTCATAGCCATAATTATCTTGGACTTCCTGTTGGTGCAGCATTGTCAACTACTTTTGTTGAAGAGCATGTTGATAAGTTAATTAAATCAGGAGCATCAATGCTTTTAATTGATACTGCTAATGGTCATAGTAAAATGGCAATTGATGCAGTTGTAAGATTAAAAAATATTGTAGGAGATAGTGTTCATATTATGGCTGGTAATGTTGCAACAATAGAGGGGTATATTGCTTTAGATGTTGCAGGTGCTGATTCTATCAGAGTTGGTATTGGTGGCGGTAGCATGTGTACCACGAGACTCGTATCTGGTCATGGTATTCCAACACTATCTTCAATTATAAACGTTCGAGAAGCAAAAGATAAGTTTGGCTTAAAGGCTGGAATTGTTGCAGATGGTGGAATTAGAAATACTGGAGACATAATTAAAGCATTCGCAGCAGGAGCAGATTCCGTAATGCTTGGATCAATGTTGGCTGGCACTGACGAATCTCCAGGGTCTTTACATTTTAAAGGTGATAAAAAATTTAAAGCATTTAGAGGAATGGCTAGTAAAGAAGCTAATAAAGATAAAGATATTGCAGTTGCAGAAGGAGTCTCTACAATGATTCCATACAAGGGATCTGTGAAAGATATTTTTAAAGATATTAAAGGTGGTATTGGAAGTGGATGCTCTTATACTGGAGTAGACTTTCTTTGTAATTTATATCAAGAATCCATGTACACAAGGGTGTCACCATTAACTGTAAAGGAGTCGTTGCCTCATGGAAGATAATGAAGAAATGAGTAGCGAAGAATTATCAGAAATGATTGAGTATCTTATTGAAATAGGTGCTATGGAAATTATGGGGTATGATTCTATATCAGATCAGTTTACATATAAAGTTACTTCAAAATGTAAAGAACTTTATCCAGAACTTTATTATGCACATTATGAAGCCGTTGGAGAAATGGCTAGTCAGTTGTGGATGAAAGATGTTATAGACATAGTATTTACTGAAGGACAAACAATTGTTGGAGTTACTCCAGAACAGGTAAAATCTATAAAAGAAAATATTAACACTTTTACTGATGATGAAAGATTTTTTCTTGAAACACTTCTTGCACATTATGACCAAAGATAAGATATAATAGTAGTTATGGATGTCATTAAATCAGCAGAATGGGAAGGCGAACCCCTTTACAACATGCTTTCAGAAGATGAAAAAGCCTTTGCAGATTCATTATTAAAATTAACAGAAGAGCTTGGACCACTAGATCAGTCAGAAGGTATCTGGATTGGTTATGAAGATGGTTCTACAAATCAAAATGCTTCTATTGGTGTTAAGTGTGGAAACTGTGCACTTCATAAATCTGCAGTTGCTTGTGCAATTATCTCACAACAAATTGAAGAAGAAGGTGCTTGCAGACTTGCAGTAATACCAGATGGCTATGTAAATTCTGATATGAAAAATTCTGGAGAAGAGTTTGAAGAAATGATTCCTGAAATGTCAAAAGCAGATTCAGTTAGAGTTGGTCAAATGGTTTCTTGGAATTCTAGCGGTGGAACTGCAAGAGGAAAAGTTGTAAGAGTTGTTAGAAATGGTTCTATTAATGTTCCTAATTCTGATTTTACAATTACAGGAACTCCAGATAATCCAGCAGCACTTATTAGAATTTATAGAGACGGAAAGCCAACAGAAACCTTGGTTGGTCACAGGGTAGAAACTCTAAGGGTGTCAACTTCAAAATCACACCATGATGATGTTATTGGAAATGATGATGTTCCAAATACAAGAGCTGACTCAATAGAAGATTGTGATGATAAAAATTGTCCACAACATTCAATGGGTAAAAAAGACTACTCTGACAAAGAAAGACAGATGTTAGCTCGTAGAGATATGGCTTTGCCTGACGGATCTTTTCCAATTGTTACTGCAGCAGATTTAAGTAATGCAGTCCAAGCAGTTGGTCGTGCATCAAATTACGCAAGGGCTCGTAATCACATCATAAGAAGAGCTGAAGCACTTAACAGAACCGATTTACTTCCAGAAGAATGGAAGCCAAAGTCTGCAAGAAAAGATTTTAGTGTAGAAAAAAGAGATGTTTCGGACATTGATTTAAAACCAACTGAATCTATGGCTAACAATGCTAGAAGAGGTCTTGAACTTAGAGCAAAGTTTGGTAGAGGTGGAACTGCAGTAGGAGTTGCTCGTGCTCGTGATCTAGTTAATGGCAGAGATCTTAGCCCTGAAACAGTTGCTAGAATGTATTCATTTTTTTCAAGACACGAAGTAGACAAGCAGGGTAAGGATTGGGACAATGCAGAACGTCCATCAAATGGAAAGATAGCCTGGCTACTTTGGGGTGGAGACTCTGGGTTTGCTTGGTCAACACAAAAATGGAAAGCAATCCAAAATGCAAGAGCATCCAAATCAGATGACACTTGGACAGATTCACCATTTTCTTTTTATAAATAATAGGAGGCTATATGCAAAAGTTATCTCCCTTACAAAGAATATCAGCATGTTTGATTGGTATAAACTTTTTTGCAATAAACCTATTTATTACAATATTTTCTTTGATTCAAAAGAATAAAGAAGACGACCTACTAATTTCTTTTAAAGGATTTTTTAGAAAAAGTCAGCTATGTAAAATTTTAGATGAGGGGACTGTAAGGGTTGCCATTCAGGATAATAGTGCATACTGGGTTATAGACAATATTCTATATAAAGCAAATATTGGCAAGGATGGAAGAATTCTTAATGAGAATGCTGAAAGAGTAGACGTTTTTGACCTTTCCGAAAAAGAAGTAAACAATCTTCTTTCAATAATTGATACCATAAGTAGCTAGTTTAAAGTTGACATTTGTCAGATAAAAATGTATAATAGTATTTAATAGAAAAGGATTTACCATGGTTATTGTAGTTGAGGGAACAAAAGAGTTCTCTGATTATGAAATATTTATGAGAGCAATGACAGTAGCTTTGTCAACTCCAAATGAAAATAATCAAATACAAGTGTGGAGTCTTGGACCACATAAGATTAATAATTTTACTGCAGCATTTTGTAACTCTGCAGAAAACTATTTAAAGCAAAAAGGTTTTAAGGTTTCTTTTTCTAAAATAAATGAACAATGGGTAAAGCAAAATGTAGAGCATGTTACATACTATGCATACTTTAGTTTGCCAAAAGAGCCATTGTCAAAGTTTGCTACATACATGGAACATCAGGAAGATGTTGAGATGGGAATATTTAGGTATTAAATGAGTTTAACAGCATGGTCTTTAATAATTTTTGCATCGTATAGTCTATTCTATCTGTCAATGCTTTTAGCAGTAACTCTAAAAACAAGTGTAGCAAAGATAGCTGCTATGGTTGTATGTTGGATAGTTTATCAAGTAGTTACTTTGTGGTATGGTATTGCTACAGATCAAATAGGATTTATTTTAATGTTTATATTCCAATTTATTGTTACAATTTTAACAGTAATTATTAGTACAGAAAGATCTATGAATGAAAGTATCTGATTTAAATAAAATGGAATCAATTGTAAGTAGTAACCCATATTTAACATGGGATGGCTGGAACGTTGTCTTTCTTGAAAAAGATGAACAAGCTAGTCTAAAAAAGAATGCAGCTTTTATTGATTCTACTTGGCACAAGAAAGTTGTGTTTGAAAATACTGGTGGAGTATGGGACATCCCAGACTCTATATTAAGGAAGGGCGATGTACAAGTTCGATGAAAAAGCTTTATGCCTTAATATGGATACAAATCTTTTCTTTGATCAATATGAAGAAAATCCAGAAGTTTCCAAAAAAGTAGATCTTTTGTGTATAAAGTGTCCAGCACAAAGACAGTGCTTAGCATACGGAGTTAGCAATGCTGAGTGGGGTGTTTGGGGTGGCGTTTATTTGGAGGGCGGAAAAATATCTAAAGAATTTAATAGTCATAAAGAAAAGACTGACTGGTTTAGTATTTGGTCTGGAATAACAATGGAGGCTAAGTAATGTATACAGATAAGATGAGACATGCTGTTAGATCTGTTAAGCCACCAAAAGATTTTCAAATAACTATTGCAGACTATGATCATTTCCTTGCTATCCAATTTTATGAAAGTCATTGGAGGCATTTAAATGATAATGAAAGGCTTCGTTGTATACAGTATATGACGAAAGTAAAAAATATCTTAGAGTCGTTAGGTGCGAATGTCTCACTTGACCCAATTCTAGATATCAAGTATAATGATGAAAGACAGCTATAAGGAGTAAAAATGGCTACAACAATTACGGTAATAGGAAACCTGGTTAAAGATCCAGAAAAGAAGGATCTTGGCTCAGGTAAAGTTCTTGCAAAGCTTCGTCTTGCAAGTACAGAAAGATTCCAAGATTCTGATGGAACTTGGAAAGATGGAGACACGGCATTTTATGATGTTGTATGTTGGAGAACTCTGGCAGAAAATGTCTCATCAAATCTTTCAAAAGGAAATAAGGTAATCGTTCATGGTAAATTAAAGTATCGTGAGTTTGATAGAAAAGATGGAACTAAGGGCAATGCCTTTGAAATTGATGCAACTGATGTTGGTCCATCACTATCAATTAAGTCTGGAACATTTAATAAGACTAGCAATGTTTCAAACTCAACAGTTTCAGTTGGAGCAGAAGAGCCTGATCCCTGGGCTTAGTTGGATGTCCCCCCGAAAGGGGGGCATTTCATCTTGACAAAATACAAAAAGTTTGGTAGAGTATATTAATGCCAGTATATTTATATGCATGTGAAAAGTGCGAGGACAATAAAGAGTTGGTCAAGGGTATGAATGATCCTGATCCAGAAAATTGTCCAGATTGTGGTAGCAACATTAAAAGAGTTTTTAGTGTTGGAGGAATTGCCTTTAAAGGAAAAGGCTTTTATAGTACAGGAGGATAAAGTGTTTGGAATTAAAAAAGATTTAATGAATGTAAATGAACATCAATATCGTGCAGTAATAAGTTTAAACAAGAATAGAACATTCTGGAAAGCTTCTGTGCAAAGAAGAATTTCTGTTAATGAATGGGAAAAAGTTGTTTGTGGATTAAAAAATGTTAAGTTTTCTTCAAGAGAAGATGCAGAAGATGCTGCAAGAACTAAGATACAAGAACAAAAAATGCTTGATAACAATGATTTGTCTAGCATACGATATGTAATTTACGATGACTAAAGGATTTCAGTATGACTTATTTTCAGAAGAATGGTCTTTTGAATGCGGTGCATGTGGCACTGAGCTATATGCTCCTACCAAGAAACACATGGAAGGAAACTTCTGGATCCATACTCACTCCAAAGAATGCATTGGTGGATGGTAATGAATAAAGAAGAACTTGAAGAAGCACTTTCCTATATAGATGAAGAAGTTATGGTAATGGATGGTTTTGAAGAAGCATTTATAGGACTGTCCTTAAGATGTGGTCAGCCAACTCTTGCAACATACTCTTGGCAAAAAATGGTAGATGTTTTGATGGACAGAGATGGTATGGAGTATGAAGAGGCAGTAGAATATATCTCTTATAACTGTCTTGGTGCTTGGATGGGTGAACTTACTCCAGTCATAGTATTACCTCTGGAGTTCTAATGTCGTTGGTTGCAAAGATTAAAGAAATGTTAAAAGAATATCAAGAAGAAAATGGAACTCTTGATGATAAAGAATATGAAAAACTATTTGTACACCTATACTTACAGCACGAAGATGAGTATTTAAAACAAAGAGTTAGTTCTATTAGATCAGACGGAAAAAGTAGGAATTATAGATGAAAGTTAGAATAAGCAAAAGAGAGTATTCAAACTATATTGAAAAAGATACAGACCTTGCACTTGCAGCAGACATGGCTATTAAAGTTATAAAGTCAAATCCAATGGTTGTTGGTGAGCCAGTTGCTGAAGTCAGTCCTGGCTGCCCTATGGGATACGCTAGTCCAAAAGTAATTTTACACTATGATATTATTAGTCCTAGTATCTTTGATAAGTTTAAGATGTTTTTAACAAAGACTTCTTTAAACGATGTTGTTAAAGAAATTAAGGGAGCAGTTTAAAATGGAATTTGAATTATATCATGAAAAAGATGCTGGACCAATAGTTCGATGGTTTGCAAATAAAATGTTAAGTATATTACACAAGGTTGAAAAGCCCTTATATGACTATGCAGATATGTATACAGCAGTATGGGACGACTATGAAGATGAAAGTGATCTTGCTGAGCCACACAACCAAATGGGTATTTTTGATAACTTAGAAACCTTGCCACAGTTTGAGCGACTAACAGAAGATTTAATTTAATGTGTGATGATGTTTATTATTATAAAGATCGTGTAAGAGAGTTAGAGTCAATCAATAGTTTTATTAAAAGTAACACTTTGCTTTCCTTGCAAAGTAAAATAGAATATGTTAGAGATGAACGAGCTAATGCTGGTCTTCCAGTACATGGAATTTCTATGGCTCTTGAAATAGTTAGGACAATGTTAAATGAAAAATAAAGAAATAAAAAAAGATGATAGAACGATTGTCTATGAAAGCAAAATGTATACTGTGGATGAATTTGTTTCTAAGTATTCACACGCACTAGCCTCTTACTTGCTTAGTAGGCAGCTTGGAGACAAGAGTAAAAAGTCACACATAGTTGATCTTGCAGTAGAGAATGCTTCTTTTGCAGAATCTTTATATATTGGAATGGATAGTTTTAGTTGATGTTTTTAACAAAGATGATTAGGTTTGCAGAAAAAATTGGCATGGATGTAGATGAACTTATGGAAATGACAGTATTAGATGCGATCATGAAAATAGAAGAAACTAGAGACATGTGGGCAGATTTAAGAAAAGAAATTGGATAGTCTTTAAGGTATAATTGAATAGTGAGTTCTTTAATAGATATAAAAGTAGTTGGTTGTGGTGGCGGTGGAATAAACGCTGTAGATAGCATGATCTTGTCTGGACTATCTGGAGTTGAATTCATTGCAGTCAATACTGACGTTCAAGCATTAATGCCAAGTTTGGCAGATGTTAAAATTGATATTGGAAGAGATAGAACTGGTGGTCTTGGTGCTGGAGCAGATCCAAATATTGGAAGACTTTCAGCAAAAGATAGCATAAATGAAATTTCTGAAGTTGTTACAGGAGCAGATGTTGTTTTTGTTACTGCTGGAATGGGTGGCGGAACTGGAACTGGGTCTGCACCTATTGTTGCCAACTGTGCTAAAAAGGCTGGAGCCCTTACTGTAGGCGTTGTAACTACCCCATTTGGGTTTGAGGGCAAGAAGCGTATGAATAATGCCTTAGAGGGAATTAATAATTTTAGTAAGGAAGTTGACACACTAATTGTTATTCCAAATGAAAATCTCATTTCTATGCTTGATCCAGATATTTCTATGGAAGAAGCCTTTAAAGAAGCTGACAATGTTTTATTAAAAGCTGTAGCAGGAGTGTCAGATTTAATTACAACCCCTGGTCAAATCAACATTGACTTTGCAGATATAAAAAGAGTTATGAAAAATGCTGGAGCAGCCTTTATGGGGATTGGGTATGCAGATGGCGAGGATCGTGCAGAGATTGCAGGTAATGAAGCAATAACCAGTCCAATTTTAGACGTAAATCTTAATGGTGCAACTGGAGTTTTGATTTCAATTGCATCATCTGGACAAATTAAAATGCAAGAAGTTAATAAGATCGCATCACTTGTTTCTGAAAAAGCCCATGAAGACGCTGACATTATATTTGGAACAGTCTTAGATGAAGATCTTGAGGATGGTATTTTAGTAACTGTTATAGCGACAGGCTTTATAAATGAATGACATTCAGTGGACCTTTGGAATCATAACTGTATATGAAGATAAGCAAAGGCTTCAAGAGATTATAGAGAGCATTCGTAATCTTAATATCCCAGAATATGAAATACTATTTGTTGGTGGTGGAGACAGCTCTGGTATTGATGGAGAAGATGTTAGAAAGATTGACTTTGATGAATCAGTTAAAGAAAGATGGATTACAAGAAAAAAGAATATACTTGTAAAAGAAGCTAGGTATGACAATATAGTTTTAATGCATGACTATCATATCTTTGATAAAGACTGGTATAAAAACTTTGTTGAATTTGGAACTGATTGGGAAATTTGTTCTTGCCCACAATATTTAATTACTGGATCAAGAAATCCTATGGACTGGTCTCTTTGGGATAAGCCAGGTCACGGAAGAGCCTGGTCTTTAGACTACAACGATTGGTCTCAAACTCAGTATATGTACATCTCTGGTGGATTCTTTATGGTCAAGCGTCATGTAATGATTGAAGAACCACTTGATGAAAGTCGTGGATGGAATGAAGAAGAAGATGTTGAATGGTCTTACAGGGTAAGAGATAAGTATGTTATGAAGTGCAATGGTAAAAGTATTGTTAGACATAACAAGTGGCATAGACATGCAGGTCCACAAAGATGAGTAATAAGTTAGTTATATTTGATTTAGATGGTGTGCTAATTGATTCAAAAGATTTACACTACAAAGCTCTTAACAATGCATTAGAAAAAGTTGATCCTAAATATAAAATATCATATCAAGAGCATCTGTCAAAATATGATGGTTTAAATACTAAGAAAAAACTTTCTATGCTTACTCAAGAAAAAGGGCTGCCACAAGACTCTCATAATAAAGTATGGAAAGATAAGCAAGAAGAAACTTTCTTAATGCTTGAAAATCTTCCAGTAAATACTAAAGCTATAAATATTATGATGTATCTAAAATCTGAAGGTTGGAAAATTGCCATAGCATCTAATAGTATTAGAGAGACTATCATAAAGTCTTTGCATGGAATCCAGGTGCTTCATTTAGTAGATTACATTGTTAGCAATGAGGATGTTTGGCATCCAAAGCCACACCCAGAAATGTACTGGAAGTGCATGGTGGCATTAGATGCATTTCCAAAAGATACAATAATTATAGAAGACTCTCACATTGGGAGGCAAGGAGCTTTGAATTCTGGAGCAAACCTGTACCCAGTTAAAGATTCCTATGATCTTAATGATACAATATTCATAGAGTTTATAGAAAAATTTGAAAAGAAAGAGAGAACTGGACAAGTGCCTTGGAAAAATAAAGAGATGAATGTCCTTATACCTATGGCTGGTGCAGGTTCAAGATTTTCACAAGCAGGTTATACATTTCCAAAGCCATTGATTGAAGTTCATGGTAAGCCAATGATCCAGGTAATTGTTGAAAATCTTAACATTGATGCACACTATATCTTCTTAGTACAAAAAGATCATTATGAAAAATATAATCTTAAGCAACTTCTTAACCTTATTGCTCCAGACTGCGACATAGTTATTGTTGATGGAATGACTGAGGGTGCTGCTTGTACAACCTTACTTGCTCAAGAGCTTATCAATAACGAAAAGCCACTTCTAATGGCTAACTCTGATCAGTATGTGGAATGGGACTCCAACGAAGCACTGTATGAGTTTGGTGCTAGCAATATAGACGGTGGAATACTTTCGTTTAAAGCAACTCATCCAAAGTGGTCTTTTGCAAAAGTTGGGGAAGATGGTTTTGTTTCAGAGGTAGCAGAAAAGAATCCAATTTCTGATAATGCAACAGTTGGTATATACTACTGGAAACACGGGTCTGATTACGTTAAGTATGCAAATCAAATGATTGATAAAAACATTAGAACTAATAATGAATTTTATGTTTGCCCTGTTTTTAATGAAGCAATTGAAGATGGAAAAAAGGTAAGATTGAAAACTATTGATAAGATGTGGGGAATTGGAACCCCTGAAGACTTAAATTACTTTTTAGAAAATAACAAGGAGATATAATGGAAAAAGGTAAGAAAGACTATTTAAAAATGCAAAACGATTACTATGATGAATATGCTGCTAAGTGGTCTTTGGATTTTAGAGATCCAGTAGTTGGATCATATGATGCTCATAATAATTGGAAAGATTATGATGAGTTTCTTTTTAAAGATTTTGACACCTCTGGCTTAGTAGCACTAGATTATGGATGTGGTCCAGGAAGAAACATTGTAAAATTTAATAGCAAGTTTGAAAGAATTGATGGAGTAGACATTTCAGATGTTAACCTAGAAAAGGCTAGAGTTAATTTACAGCATAATAATATAGAAATTCCAAACCTGTATGTAACTTCTGGAGATAATCTATCAATGATTGAAGATGATGTTTATGATGTAATGTTTGCAGTAATTTGTTTCCAGCATATTTGTGTTCACGATGTTAGATTTAACATTCTTAAAGAAGCTTACCGTGTTCTTAAAGATGGTGGAAAGCTTTGCTTCCAGATGGGATTTGGTGGAAAAGAAGGTATTCCAACGGCTGGATATTATGATAATCTTTATGATGCTGCAAGTACAAATGGTCATTCAGATGTTAGCGTTACTAATGAAGATGAGTTAATTGATGATTTAGTTAACAAAATTGCATTTAAAAATTATAAGTCTGACATTAGACCAACTGGTCCAGGAGACAATCATAAAAATTGGATTTGGGTTCAGGTTGAAAAATGATTTATATATCCCATCGTGGTAACTTAACTGGAAAGCATCATGATCTTGAAAACAGTCCAGTATATATTTATCAAGCTATAGACAAAGGTTTTGATGTAGAGGTTGATCTTCGTCATAAAGACGGACAGATATTTTTAGGTCACGAAAAGCCTCAATATTTAATAGACGATAACTTTATTGATGAATGTAGAGAAAGTTTGTGGGTTCATTGCAAAGATAAAGAGTCTTTAAAATATGCTCTTGATGAAAACTTAAACTGTTTTTTTCATAAGGCAGATGATTATACTTTAACTAGTAAGGGGTATGTTTGGGCATTCCCAGGAGTTGCAAAGGCAAACTCACAAACAATTGCAGTTCTCCCAGAACTATTTAGAACTGTAGAAGAAATGAAAGATTTAGACTATTATGGCTATTGCTCAGATATAATTGAATACATAAGGAGTAGTCACAATGTTTAAAGAGATAGATTATAACAAACACTTTGTTATTGGTACACCGCTTGTGGGATGGAAAGCAGACATGGGTGAAGAGATGTCTTGGCTAGAAAACTCAAAACAAATAATTGAAAAATTCCCGAATGCAAAATTCTTCACTGCATTAGAACTTGATACCAGAGGTTTGGAGCCTTTCGAAAGAGTTTTAAATGCACTAAAAGAAGTCAATGGAGATTTCTGGACATATACAATTAATGATATGGAGGCTCAAGTAAATTCAGGAAACAGATGGATAAGAATTGAAACTGGTAGAAATTTAATTAGAGAGTTTGCACAAAGATTTAGAAAAACTTCTGGACATCATTGGGGAGAGGATTGTACAGAAGAAAATGTTGGTATTGTAAATTATGATGCAATCTTGTATGTAGATTCAGATATAATTTTAACTGCTGAAATTATTGAAAAATTATTTGAAATAGATCATCCAATTGTTAGTGCAGATGTTCCAGTTTATGGACTAAGGGGAACTGTTGTATCTGAAAATCCAAGAATTGAAGAGCATTGGAATACAGCAGGAATGCTTTTAGTAAATTCTCCTGCATTCTATGACCTACCATGGTATCATAACTCATATTTAAACTTGAGTGACGATCCAACTTTTCAGTCTATGGCTGAAAGATTAAAAAAGAGGGTTGGACTAGAAAATTTAGAAGAAACTTATGGTATGACTTGGGTAAGAAAAGACATTCATGCAGATCACAAAGGTACGCTTATAGCAGTAGAACAAAGAAAAATTCCTCCTAGAAATATATAAATTTCCTTAGGATGGGAAACGACCTAGACAAGTCGTAAAACTGTCTGATTTTATTTATGATAAACTAAATAGATGCACAAAAAGTTTTTAGCCTCAATATTTTCAGTATTATTAGTTTTTGCTCAAGCAACACCAGCAAGTGCCTCAGACTCTATAAGATATAAATCTACAGAAATTCAAAAAATTCCAAGAGGTAAGTGGACTACCCTAAAATTTAATGGTGGAAAAACAGAAATTCAAGGCAATGGGAAAAGATCTTTATTTTGCTATCAAGCGGTTATTGATACAAAGGGAAAGAAAAGTCCATCATATATTAAATTAAGAATAACTAGAATAGTTCCAGGTCCAAATGATCCAAGTGCTACTAACACATACTTCTTTACAGAAAAACCAGGGAGTAAATTTGTAGCTTCTAACTGTTGGAATATTGTTACCAATCATCCAGTAGTGGTTCAAATTAGAATTACTGGTGGAAGTAAAACATATAATTCTGATATAAGACAATTTAAAATGTGGACTCCAAATGCAGACTATCCACAAGATTTCTCTGATTTTATTCCTGAAACAACTATTAATTAGTTTATTAGCAATGATATAATAGATTTGTTAGATACGTCTAACAAGGAGTCTATGCAATAAATTGAAAAAAATCTTTTCCTACCTACTATTACTTCCAATAATATCTGCTACAATGATGTTTTTGATTCTGCCAGCAACCCAGGCAAACACTCCGCTTGTATGCAATATGTCTACAATTACTGGAGATGATGATGGATCTTTTCCAATGACTCTTCCGTTTACTCTGACTCTAGGTAGCACAGACTATACTCAAATTTTTTATAGCACGAATGCAACTGTAACTTTTGGAAATCCAGATGGTACATATTGGGACTACCCACAAACACCATCTATATCTATAGCTGGAAAAGACTGGGTTTCTTTTGGTCCAGGTGCATATACTTCATACGGATACAATGAAAATTCATTTTGTATAGAGTGGTCTGTTCGCCCATTCCCACAATCAACTGGACCACTTACTCAAATGAGACTTGTTGTTACTAAGTTTTCAAATGGTGGATGGCATGGTGAGATTATTACAATGACAGATCTTCCAGCAGATGCAAGAAGAGCGATTAGATTTGAAAGAGGTCAGGCTGTTGTCCCAATGGAAGCAGCCTTTGATGTAAATGGTGGGGTTCCTATTGAGGTTGAGCCATCACCAACACCATCAAGCTTTACAGAGCCTCCAGTTGTTCCTAGTGAAACTCCAAGCCCAACACCTGAGCCAACACCTGAGCCAACACCTGAGCCAACACCTGAGCCAACACCTACTGCCAGCCCTGAGCCACAGCCGTCAGAATCACCAACGCCAACAATAGAACCGTCACCCCAGCCAATAGAGCCAAGCCCACTACCGTCAGAACCTGTTGTGCTGCCTTCAGAAACTTCTTCACCTATTCCAGTCCCTTCCTTTTCAGGTCCCTCAGAATATCCGTGGCAGCCTGAAGGACCTGTTGCAGTTCCATCCCTAGATCCTGAGCCAGAGATTTCATATCCAGAACCATTAATTCCAGATCCAATTGAGAGTTCATTTCCTGATCTAGATCTTCCATCCATTGATCTTCCATCTGATAATACTATCACAGAAATAACTGACACTGAAATAGATACATTTATTGAATCCTTTACTGAAAGTGGTGTTATCTCAGACATTGAGACAGAACAACTAATTAATACCTTCTTGGGAGATGGTTTTATATCTGAAGATGAAGTATCTGGACTTTCAGACTCTTTAACTGAAGATGGAGTTTTGACGGAAGATGAGAAAGAACTTCTTGTAGATGTTATTTTAGAACAAGCAGATGGTAATGCTATTTCTACTGATTTAATTAATGAACTTGGTCTTGACTATGAAGACTTGCCAGATGACCAACCAGTGGCTTTGGAAAATGGAGTTATCCTTTTTGCAGAAGTAGCAGATGCTTTGGAGATATTTGAAAATCCATCAGAAATTTTAGGTGCAGTATTTACAGATCCTGGAAAGGCTCTTACTGCTGTAGCTAACATTGGTGCAGACATGACACCAGAAAAGCGTGAGGAATCACAAAAGGTAGTTGTTGCATCAGTTATTACCGTACAGGTAGTGGCAGCAACTAATTTAGCAACAGGGAGGATAAGATAAATGAAAGAGTGGATAAAAGATAAAATCCGTGAAATGTTAAACCAGACATTCACCCTTCTTGGTATGTTCATAGCTTGGGCAGTTCTTGAAGGTTCTGCAAAAACAGTAGTTGGATTTGCAATTTTATGGTCATTGATTGTGTGGTTGTTTTCAATGAAATTTAGAGAAGAAAAGGAGGAAGAAGAAAATGGCAAAAAGTAATGTAGACATAACAGTAATTGATAAAGAAACTGGAGAAGAAGTAATTGGTTCCAAAGCAGTGACAAATGTGTGGAATATATTCTTCAGAATTGTTGCAGTATTTGCAGCATCTGGTCTATCAATCATTGGTGCAGGTTCCCTAGTGGGCATTGACACCTTGACTGCTGTTATTATGGCAGGTACGCTTGGAGTTGCTACCGTTGTTGAAAAGCTTGCAAGAGCATTCCTCGATGATGGCAAGCTAAGTGCTAGTGAAATTAACTCAGCATTTAGTTCAGTAGACAAAAAAGCAGAATAGTAAGTAGGATATAATATAGTAGGGGAGTCCTCCAGAGGGCTCCCTTATTTTATAAAAAAAGGAAATGATTTAAATGGGTTCACCAATTGTTGGAGGTAAGGTTACAACACCTTACAAGAAGCTTGGAAAAATGTGGTCAAAAGGCTACCATACAGGTGTAGACTATGCTTGCAAAGTAGGTACAGACATTGTTGCTGTTGCTGATGGCAAGATTGAAAATGCTACCTGGGGAGCCAGCTATGGCACACAGTTAGTCCAAAAAGTTGAAGGTGGCTGGGTAATCTATGCACACCTTTCAAAGACTCTAGTTAAGGCTGGAGATAAAGTAACGAAGGGACAGCATATTGGAGAGTCTGGCAATACAGGTAACTCTTCAGGTCCTCATCTTCACTTTGAAATGAGAGATAATATTAGATGGAGTGCAGGTAAGGATATTGATCCTACTGCAATTCTTGCATCCTAATATATCAAATTAACAATTGCCCCTAGAAATAGGGGCTTTTGTATTTAATAAAACTATTTATCATTTTGTTATAATAAAAACTTGATTTTGTCACCATTCCATGCTATTCTATAATAATGCGTATCAGAACCTTGGTTTTGATTGCCCTTGTTGCGGTTCTTGCAATTGCATCCCTACCAACAAGCCACAGTCAAACCAGTGCTAATGCACCGCAAAATGTAGCAAGTATACACAGTGTCAATAGAAGTATTGAAATTGCTAAACTTGCAACATATGATAAAGAAATAAAGAAAGATAAAACTAGAGACAATAGAAAAGCCTCTAGATCAAAAAAGGCTAATTCCCTTGCTGCAAAAACTAATCAAGCTTTTGCAAAGTCCTATATGGAGTCTAAATACTCTTGGGGCGAAGACCAGCACTCTTGCCTTGTGAATCTATGGAATCGTGAAAGCGGGTGGAGGCATACTGCTGACAATCCAAACTCAAGTGCCTATGGAATTCCACAAGCCTTGCCTGGAAGTAAGATGGCAAGTGCAGGGGCAGATTGGAGAACAAATCCAGAAACACAAATCAAATGGGGTCTAAAGTATATTGACAAACGATATAAGACTCCCTGTGGAGCATGGAGTGCATTCAAGAAAAAGGGCTGGTATTAATTTACTAGTTTAATTAGATGTCCTGAGCAAAGACATTAAACTGCTCATCTACTACTTGACAAAATTTTTATATTTTGCTATAATATTTGAACAGTTGCCAAATGGGACTGTAATTAACTCGCTTAAAAGGAGCAAAAAAATGGTAAGTACAACTATGTCAACAATTAATCCATTTCTAATTGGATTTGAAAGCCTATTTGACAAGGCAAACAGTATGATAAATGAGTCATCATATCCTCCATATAATGTAATCAAAATTTCGGATGAGGCTAAGGCTGATCAACCAGAAGGATGGGAATATTGGGACTATGAAATTCATTTAGCTGTTGCTGGATTTAAAGAAAATGAAATAAAAGTCTATAGAGAAGGCAATGTTTTAACAATTAGTGGGGAAAGCAAAGAAAAACCTGAAGATGGCTTTATTTATATTCATAAAGGAATTAGTTCAAGAAAATTTAAAAAGCAATTTACTCTTTCTGAAAACGTTAAAGTACTAGAAAGAGGAGTTGGATTTGATGAAGGAATCCTTAAGATCTGTCTAGAAAATATTGAACCTAAACCAGGTATTGAATACTATGAAGTTTATTAACAACTAATAAATTAAAAGTCCTAAGCATGACTTAAAACTGCTTATTTAAACTTGACAATGCAAAGGATATAGTGTAAAATCTAGATATGGATAAATTAAAAGTTATTATTGAAGAACCCAGTGGCTCAAGACGATCATTCTTTTATAGTGTAAAGAGTGAAGAAGAAGCAAGAGACATTGCAGAAGGTATTGAAAAAGAGCTTAAGCCTAACTTTAGTATGGCATCTTGGAAATATACAAAGGAAAAGAAATGAAAACAGAAGTAATTGATTTCTGGGCTACATGGTGTGGTCCATGCAAACTAATGAATCCAATTATTGACGAGGTAGAAAAGGAAAATCCTGATCTAACTATTACAAGAATTGATATTGATTCTGATAAAGACATGGTTGAACAATATAAAATTCAATCAGTTCCTACATATGTTATCTTAAAGGATGGCAAAGAAGTAGATCGTATTATTGGTGCAAAGCCTAAGTTTGCTTTCTTAAAGAGAGTGTTCCCAGAAAATGGCTGAAATTATTTTATTAGCAATATTAGTAACAAACTTATTTATTCTTAATGAGATTAAAGAATATACATT